AGAAAAAAGGTTCTGGCTCAAAACCTAAAATGAAATAAGTGCTAAGATCTCCTTAAGTTGGGAGATTGTATAATGACAAAATAAGGATGTACTATGAATGGACTAGCACAACAAGGGATGCAATCGCAAATTGATCCTGCAATGATACAGCAAATAATTGCACTGATTAAGCAAGGAATAACTCCAGAAGAATTAATTGCTCAAGGAGTGCCTCAAGAATTAATAGCAATAGCTATGGAACAAATACAAATAGAAGCACAAACTGTAAATAGTGGTGGTCTAGCTGCACAAGGTGCAAGAAACGTACAAATGGCTGTATAGCCGTTTGACCAAAACATGTCGTAAAACTGTAAAATCAACAATAGAAGGAGTCGATGTGACTAACCTGATAACTGATGCAGAGGTAGAGTTAAAGACCGAAGTGGAAAGAGGAATTGCTCTAAAAGGGCTGCTAGCAAATAATAATTGGAAATTAGTTATTGATGAAGGGTTCCTAGATGCATATCTAAAGAACGCAACAAGAGATATGATAAGTTCAGATGATGATGCTAGGAGAATGGCTAAGGAGAAGATACAAGCAGTAGAATACTTTAAACTGTATCTCATAACAACACTGAATATCGCTAGCGATGCAGAAGAAAGAATAGGAGCATAGAATGGCAGATATCGAAAATATGACAGATGCAGAATTCAGTGTCTATATGGAAAATGCAATAGCTAAAGATGAAGTAGGTGTGACTGATGATGATATGGTAGAAATAACTACTGACACAATAGAGGTCGAAAATGACGATAATGATACAGATGAAGACGACGTAGAAATTGAAGATGACTTGGAACAACCAGACACGGACTCCAGTGAAGAAACCGACAATGACGAAGATGTCGATACAGATGATGACGAATTTACTAAAGATCCTGATACAGATAATGAAGCTACTGACGAGGATGCTGAAACTGATGAAGGACAACCGGAAGTAATTGAAACTGAAGCTGAAACAGTAACAAATACACATATGATAAAAGCAGATGGTACTGAGTTCGAATTCACTACTGAAGAGCTGAAATTGATGGCATCAAAAGGTATAAATTATACTAAGAAGATGCAAGAAATGGCTAAGTGGAAAAGACCAATAAGTATCCTGGCAGAAAATAATCTGACAGAAAATGACTTGAATCTAATGGTAGATGTGCTGAAGGGCGATAAAGATGCGATAAGTACTATATTAAAACGAACAGGCGTAGATGCTCTCGAATTAGATGTAGAACAAGCTGAAAAATATCAACCTAAACAATATGGTAAAAGTGACCTGGTACTTGATATAGAGGAAGTGGAAGCTAGAATCTCCAGAGATCCTGAATACACTATTACTAGACATGTAGTTAGCAATCAGTGGGACGAAGTTAGTCAAATTGAATTAGCAAAGAACCCTGAACAGATCGAAGAACTTCATGTGGATATAAAAAATGGTACATTCGATAAAGTTTCGCCTATCATGATTAAGCTAAAAGCACTAGATGGCGCTAAAAAAAGTGATCTAGAGTACTATCTAGAAGCTGGTGCTCAATATTATACTAAATTACGTACTGAACAAGCATATGCAGCTCAAAAAGCGGCAGCTAAAGCGGAAAAAGAAAAGTTAGTAATTGAGCAAGCTAAAACACTAAAAAATAAACAAAATGACATTTCGAAAAAACGTGATCAACGCAAGGCTGCAGCAACTACTGTAAAGAGTTCTGGAAAACCATCAATAACAACTATGATGGATGTTGATTCAATGTCTGATGATGAATTCTCGGCAATGATGGACAAATTAATTAAAAAGAAATAAGGATAACACATGGCAAATGAAATGGTATATGGTAATGGAACGAACAGTTCTGTGAACTTGGCAGGAACAACTCAAATCAATCAAGAGTTCTACAATAAAAAAGCGGTAATCGACCTTAAAGATGATATGTACTTATCACAACTATCTGATGCTGAAACTCAACCAAAACACTTCGGTAAAACGATGAAAAAATACAAATACATTCCATTACTTGATGATGAGAACGTAAACTCACAAGGTCTAGATGTAACTGGTGTTGCATTAGTAGATGGTAACTTATATGGTTCAAGTCGTGATGTTGGTACAATCAATGGTAAATTACCAGTATTGTCTGAAACTGGTGGTCGTGTAAATCGTGTTGGTTATACTCGTAAAGAAATCAGTGCAACAATTGAAAACTACGGATTCTTCCATGAATTCTCAAAAGATTCTATGAACTTCGATACGGATGCTGAATTGAATATGCACATCACTCGTGAAGCAGTACGTGGTGCTACTCAAATCAATGAAGATATCCTTGCGTTAGCATTGATCAATGGTGCTGGTGTAAACTACTTTGCAGGTTCTGCATCAAGTATTCTAACAGTAACTGGTGAAGTTGATGATGCTACTGCAGCTATTCCAACATACGCTGACTTAATCAACTTAGATATCGAGTTAGATAACAATAAATGTCCAAAAGATACTAAAGTAATCGTAGGTTCAAGCTTAGTAGATACTAAAACAGTACAAGCTGGTAGATATATGTTCATTTCTGCTGATGTAAAAGCGTCATTTATGAATATGGTAGATTTCCATGGTAATCCTGCATTCATTTCTGTAGAGAAATATGCTGATGGTAACGGCAATGGTAAATATATCAAATCAATTCATGGTGAAATTGGTGTTGTTGGACCATTCCGTATCGTAGTACATCCTAACATGGTGATCCGTGAAGGTGCTGGTGCAACTGCTACACTAAATGCAGCTGGTTTACGTGAAACTGGTAGCAAATATGATGTATATCCATGTTTAGTAGTAGGTAGTGGATCATTCTCACACGTAGGTTTCGAGTATGGTGCAGGTGCTAAATCTAAATTCAAAGTACGTACAAAAATGCCAGAAGAAACAATGGATCGCAATGACCCATATGCAAAAATGGGATTAAGCTCTATTGAATGGTGGCAAGGTGTGTTAATCGATCGCCCAGAGTGGATCGCTGTATACAATATCGGTGGGGAAATATTCTAACCGCTAAGCTAGGGCTCAGCCCTAGTGTAGTACAATAAACAAATCAGAGCTGGTATCACCAGAGCTCTATAAAAATCACAAGATGAAGGTAATAAAATGACAAGACAAGAAAAACTAGCGCAAGCTGATACTTTAGGCCTAGAGTATAGTGGAAATATAAGTAATGCAAAACTAGATGAAATGCTAGTAAATGCTGGAGTTGTACTAGATACAGAAGATGATGCAGAAGCAGCAGTAAAAGCTAAACTAGCTGAGGTAGCTAAGAATCAACCTGCAAAACCTGATACAGTAGTAGAGTTATCTGATAAACAGAAAAAAGCTGCTGCACGTAAAGATAGCACGCGTCTGGTAAGATGTATAGTAACACCAATGGATCAGTCAAAAGCTGAGTATGATGGTGAAATCTTCAGTGCTGGAAACAGTATGAGTGGTATGATCAAAAAGTTCGTAAAATTTAATGTGGAATGGCATATCCCAATAATTATACTGAATGCTATCAAAGCTGCTAAGATGGTAAAATCTAAATCTCGTAAAGTAGATGGTATGATTGTAAAAGATGTGGTAGAAGTACCTGCATATGGAATACAAGAACTACCTCCACTAACTCAAGAAGAATTAGATAGGTTAAAATCAGAAGTTTCTACACAAGCTAAAAAGTAATCTGAGAATCCTCTTAGGAGGGTTCTAGTGAATACTATACAG